CATTGACCGTTACATTCACAACTGGTGGGTCTGGCACATAACCAGCCCTGCGCGCTGCGCCTGCAAATCCTGAATCGCCGCCTGCTGCTATTGCATCAAGGGCTGCGCTCCAGACTGCAACGGCGGCTTCTACCACTTCGGGAGTGTTTACGGCTGCGGCAGTAGCTGTGGTTGTTCCATTTGTGGATGTACTTACAGGCACAACAATTGGTTTTGATACGGTTGGGGTGTCAGTTACTTTGCCAGTGTCAGCATTGTAGGTTAATCCTTGCGCAGCTAGTAACGCCGTTGCACTACCGGGTATTTTCAAATCCTTTAGCAGGCCATTTATTCTGGCAATGATGGCTGGCCAATCGGCAAATGGATCATCGGCTTTTGGCAAGGTAGCCAACAGGTTTGCTAACTCTTTGGTCTTGGCTTCATTGGCGATTAAGGCGGCTTGCAATTTTGCAGCTGCAGCAACATCCTCATCTAACAATGCTTTTTGCAGCAGCAAGCGCAAACGGGTTTCATTATCAATGCCGTATTTTAATGCCGCTTGAATTTGTATTTGTGCAAGGTCAAATGCTGTACCTGCCTTTTTAAGTGCTAGGGCATCAGTATTTGTTTTTTTACTTAGCACCGCATTTTTCTTTGCTAAATCTAATGCCTTTTTTTCTGCTGCTAATTGCGCCCGAGCTTGCGCAGGTTTTAATGGGATGTTTATGGCGGGTGCGTTCATCCCGCGCAAAACTGCTGCATAGGCTTCCAAATCCCTGATGCTGGCCCCACCAAAAGCCATCTTTGTGTAGGCAATAAATATGCCAATTTCATCAATAAATTTAGAAATCTTGCCTGCCAATGTATCTATCTTTTTGCCTAAGCCTTCCATGCCTGTTGATCCACTGGCAAGTATCAAAGCATCAACCAAAGATTTGCCGATAGTTTCACTTGCATCAGCCGCTGCCACTTTAAGAAAATTCATTTGGCCTGCGTAGCCTGCAGCAGCAGTAGCAGCTTGCCCGCCAAACAACCTTGCCAGTTCTGCATTTATTTGTTCAAGGTCTTTAGATGCTAAAACTGTTTTGTTTAATCCGGGCACCATCTTTGCAAGCGCAGTAGTGTTGCCCGCATAGGCTTTGGCTAAATTCTTGCTTACACTTACGACATCCTGACCAGTGCCAGCAGCTACATCTAAAGCAACATTTAAGGCATCTTGCGCCAAGGTAGTTGATCCGAGAACCGTCACCAAACCTTGATAGGCAGGCCGTAAAAAATCATCTAACACGCCTGATTGTTTTTGCAAAGCGTTTATGTAATTTTCCACACCAACAGATTTGAAACCCAAACCTAGATTGTCTAATGTGCGCGATAAAGATTTGGCGGCTTTGTCATCAGCTAAAAATGCCTTAACGGATGCGTTGGCAAATTGCGTTAATTTGGTTGCGCTATAAAGCCCAAGCAAAGATTTAGCTAATGTTTTTACGGATTTGTCAAAACCCTTAATATCTTTTTTTGCTTTGGCTAATCCTTTGCCGTCATACTTGGTGACTGCAGATACTATTAGAGTCATTAGGCAACCAAACCAAATGCCGATTGGGTAGCGCGCTCATTAAACCGCCGCGTGGCTTTTTCAATAGCGTGTACCACTGCATCTTGGGCTTTGCCTTGGTTTTCATTCCATGCGCGGAAAATTAACCTGCCGCGCATTAAGCCTGTGCCATACATAGGGCCAAAATGATTTATGAAAATTGCACCCGCTTGTGGGTTGCGTGAGCGTGATACATCTCTGCCACCGCCTTTTGGCCCTGCCCATTCTCGACCATTTGAACCTGATGCGCGCCCTGCGGTTTCATAAATTGCACCTGCCGCTGATGTGTTAATGACAGAATAAAGCGCGCTGAATCCGTAACGGGTTTTCTTATTTGCACCCGCTTTGTACTTGATCCCGGCAATTACTTCAGCAGGATTGTACAACGGAAATTTACGCACTTGGCCTTCAGTATTAAATTGCGATTGCGCTCGCACTTTACCTTTATCAGCCCAGTTGTATAAAGTAGATGGAAACGGACTCGGCGCGTATCCCCGCGCCTTATCCCTTATTGGCAACATCGCAGCTTTTATTTCAATTTTCATTTGTTTGTTGAGGTCAGGCTCAAACGCGTTTAGCTTTTGAATTAGCTCCTTATAGCCTTCTACGACTACGGGCATTTTTTGCCGCCTCCTTTGCTCTGTCGCTAAACACCTGCAACACCGCTTTAAGCATGTGGCCATCCATCTCTAGTACTTGCGATGGAGCAATTTTCATCTCCACCGCAAGGCTTGCCACGAGATAAGTCATGCTGTTGCGGTCTATTCTTTTGGGTTTTCGTCATCCAATACCTCAACCGATACCAGCGTGTTTAGAAACTCATCGCCAAATGGCGGGATTACTTCAACGCGCTGCAAACAGTTATGGGCCAACCAATAAATATCGCTTTGCTTTTCCTCATCGCGAAATTGTTTGTGGATGCCTTTCCCGGTGTACTTTTCAAAGGCTACTTCGACAACAGGCGAAATGTGCAAAACCACTTCCCCCGAGGCCCTAGTTATCTTTAACCTTGCCATGCTTTACTCCTTAGAATACAACGGTTGGTGAAACTGTAACTGCGGTGTTTACAGTAAATGACAGGCTAGATGTAGCTTCATCGGCTACCCCGCCATTGCCCACTGGGGTTAAGTTATTAACCAAAATAGAAAATTGGTATGTTGGATTTGTGGCTGCTACTGGTGTGCCTTTAACGGTAATCATTGACACTGCCAATGTTGTACCGAAAGCGGCATTGAGTGTGGTCATAACTTGGCTTGCGGCCCAGTCATTGAGAAAATCAATGCTTAGGGTTGCAGCTTGCAATCCAGCAGCAAATTTGTGAGCAGTATCGCCCATTGCGGTTACTTCAAGCTCATCAACAACCTGAGTTAAAGTCACTGCGGTCACATAACTTGAAATGTCAATGCTTGGCACTGTTGGCGCAGCTGCGGTGGCAAGTTTAACGCCAACATTGTTATTTAGATAAATTGCCATCGTTTATTCCTCATCCTTCTTGGTGGTTGTTGCTTTGGTTTCTGTGTCTTTAACTTGGCCGGTCTTTATCAGAAAAGCCAAATCCTCTGCCTTGGTATCGCTCATGGTTATCTCCTCATGACCAGCTAGTTAGTATTGATACGGATATATCAGCAGTGAGCAAATCCCCTGATGCTGCTGATAAAACTGATGGTGCGCTTACTGTGCCAACATTCATCACAATTGCAGATGAATTGAGCAAATTAAATACTGCAACAATTGTATCCTCGATGCCATTCAAATTGCCTTGGTTATCAAGCATTGGCACAGTCATAAGCACGCGAAAATTGGCCAGCGGTGGAATGACTTGCACATTGTTGCTTGGCGTTATGTATGGATCAGCAGGAACAATAATTACAGAATTTGCGGTGATTACACTTGGCGGGTACGCAAAAATGTTCCAGACACCCGCATTGGTAAGAGCTGTTGCAAGTGTGGAGCGCAAGGTTGTAAGTGCGGTTGTCATCTACCCCACCATTGAATTTGGACTCATGTACGGGGCAATGAGGCCTCTGATTGCTGCCATAAGAATCGCTGACATTTTGAAGGGTGACGGGCTAAATCCATCAACGCTCATCCCGCCATCTTGAGTGGTTTGTCTTGCTTGAAAGATATTAGTTGCCAAAATCATTGCAGCCTCACGCACTCCACCTGTCGCAGCGTAACTTGCGGTTTTATCATCTGGCCCTGACATTTTGCCGTAGGGCTGGACTTGGTGCATGTCAATATCGGCGTGAGTAATTGCAAATTGCAAGTATTGATACCCGCGCGGGTAGTTGTATGGGAAGCCTGCAAAGTTGGCGTTGTTTGGAATTGGTGCAGGGCCAACGCCTGTGATTGTGCGCGTACCGTTAAAAGTTGCGCCTGATGCGCTGATGGCGACGGATTGACCAACAACAAACATTCCCGGCGATGCAATAACAACCGTAGCAATGTTGCCACTTAAACCAGTGGCTACAACAGGCGCAGTGTTAAACCATAAAAATTGGTTAATTAAATCCTCTGCTGTTTGGCAGCAAGTTTCTACAATGTCAGATGTGTATAAAGTGCCAATGCCTAAATTGGCGCGCAATTCTGCTTCGGTAACATAGGTTGCGGCCATGGCATCTCCTTAGTACTAGGACTTGCAGGGTCAGGGCCTCTGTACCCTGCAAGCCGACTTAGTTAGTTATCAGGTTAAATTAAAGCGTTGTAGGCCACCTGAGACCAAAGTTTTGGTCGCAAAATAACCATAAAGTAGAACGCTAATTTCTCCGGTCGCGACCACATTTACAGAAAGCGTAAGCGTGGGGCTTTCATAAATGCAGATTGCAGATGGTGTAACAACAAATGCAGAATCATCAATTGTTGTTGCAACCATGTATGGATCAACATACAAATCCAAACCAAGCACATTGCCACGCAATGATGTTGGTGCTGATTGTCCAGCAGTGTTTTGTGGATAAGCAGCTGAGTAAATTGGGCGTTGTGAACCATCTTGCGCATTGATAAGTAGCGACCATTGCGAAGTGCCTGCAATGTAAGCATTTGCCAATTCACCAGTTGCGGCAAATACGGCTGGTGCAGCTGCGCCAACAAAACTTTGCACACCTGTTGCAGTTGCAGCAACAGTTGTTGCGCATAATGTTCCACCGCTAACAATTTCAGCAATAACAGCAGCATCAGATGCTTTTGCATATGCGCGCAAGCAGTTTTCATACATTGCTGAATAGAAAGATGGGCCAGACCTGTCGAGGAGCTCTGTCGACATTATTTGTGTGCCCGCGAGTTTGACCACGGTTGCATTTACATAACTGGAAACAATCTGGGTAGCGGCTGTTGATTGGCCTTCTCCGACAGTGCTTATCGTAGAATTTGTAGTAATTTTTGGGTGCGAAATTGTCATCCCGGTAGCGGCTAATGCGCGAGCACCGCCAAGTGCATCAATTGTTGGCCGAATCATTAGTGAGGTATCAATAACGGTTGGGCTAAATACTGTTGGAGAAAATGCAGGGTTTGTTGTAAAGCTATCATTGGCAGCCTGAATTTTACGGGCTTGACCATCGGCAGCTCTTACAAAGTCGCGTGACTCATCATTGCCCATTGTGGCTTTGATTGTGTGTTCAAGATATTGCGATTGCGTTTTAATTGGTGAGCGTAATTCTCCGACCTGATAAGAGGCCGAAATGATTGAGCGTGAGGCTTCTACTACGGGAGCAGTTTCCACCTCGGGGGTTACGGCAGCGGGAGTTTCTTTCTCCACGATAGCCTCACTTTCTGTTTCTGTTGTTGGGTTGGGTACTTCTACCGCTTCGCCTTCGCTTGCGGCAACTTTAGTTACTTGCGCATTTACAAATGCCGGGGTTTCTACCAATGACACTTCAATCATTTTCGCAGCAGTCACCAGTAAATAACCTTCTTTGGGTTCGGACTTTGCAACCTCTACACCTATACTCAAACCGGAAATTAAATCCTCGCTGGCCATAACCAATGCATCTTGCCCTGCGCTTGATGCACTTATTTTGAATGAACCATAAATTGCATCATCTGTTGTTTTAAAGGATTGAGCGCGGCCAAGTATTGCGTTTGGCTGGTGCTGCATCAGCAGTTTCACCTTAGCTGTATCGTGTATCGCAATTGACCCGCGCTCAAACATAACAGGCCCCGCCGATGTGTTGCCAATTTCGCCAAAAGGTACAACAACACCTGCAATTATTCTGCGCTCGGTATCTGCTGCCTCAATTGCGCTGCTAAAAGTTAATTTCACGATGCATCTCCATTCGGTGATAAATCTTCCATTTCTTTTGCTTGATCTAGCGTAATCAATTGCAACGATAAAAGTTTTTCTATTGTTGCAAGTCTGGTTGTTGCATCCACTCTTAAAAATGTTTCATCTACTGCAAAGCGCACCATGTTGCCATTGGCGGTAATGTCATTCATGCTGAGCCGATCCTCTACTGCACAAACATAAGGCGCAAGTGTGTATGCAAAAAATTCTTTGCGAGCATCTAAGATGTTTTGGTATGTCATGCTTGCATTTGCATCGCTGCTTAACATGTAAGCAGGCACATTCATTAAACGCGCAATTTCAGTTGATTGCGCTTGAATTGCCTCTGTGTACATCATGTCTTTGGGTGAAAATGATGTTGGAATAAAATCGAGAGTGCTAGTGAGATACGCAGTCGCGCGCGAACTTCTTGCCGCCTTCCATGATGCTAATAATCCTTGCACTACTGGTTCAGGTAAATCTGCACCGCTGTTTTTAATGTGACCACTTGCAATTGGTGTTGCCGCAGCAATAGCAGCTGCGCGTTGAATATCAAGGGCAGCCCTAATTGTGCGCGCACCGGAAACAAGGACTGCCGGATTGAGTGATTGAAATGTTATTAAACTTGAAACACCATTCATAGGTCTTTCTGCACCATCGACCATGTAACCAATTATTTCGGTGCTGCGTTTATTGTAACGAGCAGTTACGCGTTCATTTGCTACCCATGCAAATCGCGCAGGCCTGCCATCATCGGAATAAACTGCGGTGACTTCCCAATAAGCAACAGAATTGAAAATTAAACTTTGGATTGTGTACGCCATCGTAACTGCGCGCGGTTGGCGTTCATCAGGTTGCTCTAACCAAACTGGTGAACCTAACTCCTCACCTGTGGATTTTTTGTAAAGCTCTAATGGTATGCCTGCAATAATTCCGCAGATTAAATTTCTGCATTTCATAACACTTGGCACACTCATTGCACTTGCAAGATCAATAGTTACATCTTGATAACTGAAACCATCATTGAATCCGTAATAATTGCCATTCATTACTGGTGGCGCGTACTGCGCAGCTATGCGCGGATTTTCAACAGTCGCATCTGGCACTACACGCAAACGCGACAATAAACCCATAACGGCATAATAGTCCTATACCACCCAATAGCGACATAGGGCGTAAAACGGACATGCGGCGTGTCTATACCGCCATGATTTGTGGGATTGATACGGGTTGGCTCATCTTATGGACAATCATGGCCAGCGAAATCGCAGCTGCAATGCAACCTGCTGATTGGCGGCGAATAATGCGGAAACTGCCCTCATTGGTTTTTGCCGCGCAATTATTCATAGACTCTACAAACTCGGGTTGGCCCGAATGGGTAATGCGCTTAGCAACAATGGCATCGAGTAAATCACCGCAAGCCTGATAGAATTGTTGGCCCGAGACATCCTCCATTCTGCACCCATTTACAGCTAGGCGTTGGGCAATAGATTGGGTGGCATAGTGATCAAACATAATGCCAGCAGGATTGTATTTATCTGCCCAACCTTTAATGTCAGCGGCAATGCGTAGGTCATCAACTGCAACCTCACTGCGCCATTGTTGCAATATCCCAACACCAATGCGGCCATCAGGTAGCAATTGCCCTGCAACCAGTGAAGCAGTGCGGGTATTTTGCGCTTTATCAAATGCAAAGTAAGTCAGCGGCCCCGGCCCCATTTGCAAAGTCTTATCGCCGCAATCCTCAAATGCCATGTTAGGCCAAGGGCTAGTCAGCGATGAAACCCAAGTGCAAAGCATTTCAGTTTTGATGGTTTCCACGCTATCGGTTGAAACTGCCTCAGCTAGTGCATCCTCGGTTATGCTTATGCCTAACGCGGGGTTTGCCATTGCCCATGCCTTGCGGTCATCTATCTTGCAATGCTGTGGGGCTGAATACTCATACCAGCCAAGGGATTTATCAGGGTATGACAACGCGCGCTCGCGGAGATCGTTCAAAACTAAAGAATAAAAATCGCCGGCATTTGAAGTAAAAATGGATTGGGAATTGGGCCTAGCTCTCGTTACAGGTTTTGCAGCTTTCATCGCCTCCTCGCTAATTTCGCGAAGCTCATCCACAAATAGCACATCAGCCGAAAGCCCACGCGCACCATCGCGTGTAGCTGCTACCACTTTGTAACTAGCACCATTTTTTAATTCAATACTTTCTTGGCCATTTGCAAAACGGCCAACAACGCCGCGATTTAGTTTCACTTGATCCCGTAGCTCATCGTTATTTTCAATAATGGCAACAACCTGCCGAAATGTAACCAAAGCCATTGACCGATTAGATGACATCGCCACAATGTTGCGTTCGCCCAATTCAAACAGGCCAAACAGGATGCGCCAATAGGCAAGTGTGGTTTTTGCGTTTTGCCGGGCAACTAGTATGCAGATTGTCTTTCTGATGAAGTTACCGTCAGAGTCTACCGTCAGAAAATCATCAGCTACAAATTTTTGCCAAGGCATCAGCTCATAGTTGTACTTTTTGCAAAATGCTGCAAAGGCATCGCCGTATGAATGACCCTTTAATGCTGGACTCATGATCCGGGGTTTTGTGGCCCCCATTAACTTAGGTTTTTGAGTAGCCCCCTTTTGGATTGGTATTGGCTCGGTCATGTTAGGTACTCGCTTGGACTAGGTTGCCCCGCAAATGGGCCTGTTAGGACTCTGGTGACGGTTTTCGGGGAGGTACGCGAAGT